TCGAACACGACCTGGTTGGCGACCGTGCCCGAAAGGTCCTGCACCTTCTGGGCCCAGGCCTCAATCGTGTTCATGACCTTGACGCCGGTCTCGCCCCAGCGGTCGCCGAGGGTCAGCGACACCGTCAGATCGGTGTGGCGGCCGAAGTCGATTTCCTGCTTGGGGAAATCCTCGCCTTCGACGACGTATTTGCCGGCATCCATCGCCTGGGCCGCCATCCATTCCTTGCGGCGGATGACCTCGTCGAGGTGATCCTCGAGCGCCTGCATGACGGCGAGATCGTGACGTTCCTGCGGCGTGAGTTCGCCGGCGATCCGCTCGCCGGGGCGGCGGCGAAGGGCGCCGCCGATCTTGATCGGCGTCTTCGGCTTCACATAGGCGGGCTTGAAGGTCTTGGTCACATAGCCGCGTTCCTTGCGCGGCTTGCCCTGCACATAGGGCGAGACGAAGGGCGCGAGTTTGCGGCCCGACGTCAGCAGATCGAAATCGATCACTTCGGTGTCGAAAGTCTGGATTTCGGGGAAGAAAGTGTCGAGCAGGAAGGTGCGCGGGCGGCGCAGATCCTCGACCAGCTTCACCAGCTGGCGTGTCGTGAACACATCGGTCATAGCGGTCTCCATGGGTTCGCGCGCCCCGCGAGGAGGCCGCTTTGATAGAGTGAAAGGGAGGTGCCCGCGATTGACCGCGCGGGCAGCGGCTGCGCCTTGCGGCGCGTCAGGCGGCGCCGGAGGCGCGGAGGAAGATCGGCTTGTCGCCGAAAGCGGCAGCAAGCGTTTCCGCCGTCCAGCCGGTGCCGGCCAGATCCATCTCGGTCGGATCGAACTGGCCCGAGACATAAGCCGGCGCGACCACATCCTCGTCGCTGGCGTCGGTACGCTCCGCCAGGATTGCGACGGGCCGCTGCGAGCCGTCCCGAGCCGAGGTGAGGCTCTTCACGGCCTTGCCGCTGCCGGCGGCGATCGTGATCGTGAACGTGTCGCCAACGTCGAAATCCTCGCCGACATCCGCGATCGTGAAATTCACATGGTCGCTGACATAGGCGACGCCCACCGTGGCGTCGCCAAGGCGATTGCCGTCTTTCGTGAACACGGCGAAGGTTCCGCCATTGGCCGCCTCGGCAATGCAGACGGCGCGATAGACACCCTGCTGCGCGAGCACGCCATAGGGTGCCTCCGCCATGGTCAGCGTGCCGCCGCCGACGAAGCCGTCTGCCTTGGCGACGGTCGCCGCACCGAGCAGAACAAGGCCGATCGCCGTGCCATGCAGCAGCGTGCGGCCGGTGAGGATGGTGAAGGGCTCGTGAACCAGCGGGAAATCGCCGTTCACGAGATTGGGCCGCGTCAGTGTCGCGGTTTCGGTGAGGCCGTCCATGGCGCTCTCCTTTCAGTCGAGGTTTCGGATGAAGGTGGATGCCGGGCCGGACATCATGTCCGGCGCACGGCGTGCGTCGCCTGGGTGCGGCCGCTCGCGCGGCCGGGCTCAGTCCTTGATGCCGCGCATGGCGCGGTAGTTCGCGCTCGCCGACGCCACGCGCTTGTCATCTTCGCGGGTATCCGCTCCCGGAGCGGCACCGATGTTCGGATCGCGGCCAGGCATGACGGCATCGAGCCGCCCTGCGCGTGGCGAGGATTTCAGCATCTCGATCGCCGCCTTGGCCGAGACGCCGGTGTTCACGGCGAGTGTGAGGGCCGCCGGCATGCGGCCGGAGGCCACCTTGTTCGACAGGATCTGGCCAATGCGCTTGCGCTCGGCCAGGCGGCCGGCCTTGCGGGCGGCGGCGATCCGCTTATCGATCGATGCGGTCTTGTCGGCGGCGAGCTTTGCCGCTTTCTCTTCCTCGTCGTCTTCGGCCTTGTCCTCGTCGTCTTCCTCGGCCTCGTCGTCCTTGTCGTCTTCGGCCTTGTCCTTGTCGTCCTCGGTCCCGGAGGTGTTTTCATCGTCCTCCGTTTCGGCCTTGTCCTCGTCGTCCTCGGTCTCGGCCTTCGGCTTCGCCGAGCCTGCCGTGTAGCCGCCGAAAAGATGCCCGAAATTGAACTTCATGGTATCGCTCCTTCGATGATGGCCGCGCGTGTCCTGTCAGGCGGCGTTGACATGAGCGGCGAAGGCCGCGAAGGCATCGGCGGGCGCGACGATCGCATCCGCCAGGCCGAGTTTGACGGCCTCGGCAAGGCCTGCCGGGCCGTCATAGGTGCGGGCTTCTGTCGCCAGCACCTGGTCGAGCGCCGGCGCATTCGGCGCACCGGCGCGGTTCTTCACGACAGTGGCGGCGAAGAGCTGCCTCAGATCCTCGATCTCCGCCTGGATGCGTTCGCGAACGTCATCCGGCAAGGGTCCGTAAGGGTTGCCGTCGGCCTTGTGCTTGCCGGCCGCGATGATCGTGACCTTGTCGCCCCACTTCTCGAGGGCGCCGGAAATATCCCAATGCATGGTTACAACGCCGATCGAGCCGACGCCGCCGGTGCGCGGCACGGCGATGCTGTCCGCCGTCGAGGCGATGGCATAGCCCGCGCTGAATGCACATTCCGAAAGGATCGCCGCGACAGGCTTGCCGGACTGCTGTTTGGCCGCGACCGCGAAATCGCAGAGATCGAAACAGCCGGCGACCATGCCGCCATAGGAATCGACGTCGAGTACGATGCCCTTCACATCGGCATCGGTGTGGGCCTCGCCGAGCTGCCAGCGCAGCACGTCGTAGCCCGTGACCCAGGAGCCGCCCCACCAGCCGAGCTTGTCGATCAGCGCGCCCTGCACCCCGATCACGGCGATGCCATCGCGAAAGCCGTAAGGCTTGAAGTCCTTGTCGCGCTCGCCCGTGAAGATCGACATGCCGTGCGCCTTCGGATCGCGCAGCTTCGCGGCGGCGCCCTGCAGCGTCAGCGCATAGGCTTCATGCAGCAGCGCCGGACGCGGCGACGTGGCGAAGAGGTTATTCATCCGTCGCTCCTTGCGTCGAGGTCGATACCCCCCCCTCGCCCGTCGCGAGCGGGATGCCCTGCCCCCATTCCGGAATCGGCAGGTCGTGTTCCTTCATCTCGGCCAGCTCGCGCGCGCGCTGTTCCAGCACTTCGTGATAGTCGAGACCCTGCTCGTTGCTCTCGTTCTCGAGCGTCGAGAGGCCGGCCTCCATGCGGAGCTGCGCGCCCTGTGCTTCCTTGACGGGATCGACCCAGCCGCGGGGCGGACCGATCCACTTGCATTCGAGATAGGCGAGCGGCGCTTCCTCGAAGGACGGCGCCCCGGGCGGCGCCACCAGAAGACCCTTGTCGAACGCCTCTTCCATCCACGCCATGTAGTGCGGCATGACGGCCCCTGCGGCGAAGCGCTGCCGGCGGGCATGGATGAAGCGCCACACCTCGACCAGGGCGGCGCGCGCCGACGAATAGTTCGTCTTCGACCAGTCCATGGCGAGCTGCTCGTAGGAGAGCCCCATGGCACCGGCGATGTTGCGAATGCAGGCAGCCTCGAAGGCGGCGAAGGCGACGGCGGGCCGCGTTGCCTGCGGCATCGAGAATTTCTCGCCAGGCGCCAGCATGTTGATCCGCACGCCATCGACGCGGAGGCCGGTCCGCTTGGCGGTTTCCTCCCGGAGATCCTGATAGCGGATCACCTCCTCCATCGAATTGACGATGTCCTCGCCGCTGAACGGGCTTTCGAGGAAGGCGGCGAAGATCGCATTGAGGATCGCCGCCTGCAGCTCCGCCATGTCATAGCGGTTGAGCATGCGGAACTTTGCGAGGACCGGCGCAAGCGGCGAGACCGGACGCGTCTCGCCGGCGCGGCCCGGCTCGAAATGATGAATGACGACTGGACGGCCCCACTCGGTCTCGCGCTGCACATAGTCCCAGTTCGCGGCGCGGGCGCCGATGAAGTAATCGCCGGGATGCGCCGAACGGATGTGATAGCCGAAAGGTGCTCCATCGGAATCGAGCTCGACGCCGCCGCGCAGAAACTCGGTGTCGCTGCGCCAGTTCGGATTGGACAGGCGGTCCGGATCGATCACCTGCTCGCAGGTGGCAAACATGCCGCCACGGTCGCGCCAGCGCATGACCGAGAGGCATTCGCCATCGATGACACAGTGCCGAAACTTGAGCGCAATCTGCCCCGCGAAGTCGAGGCGGCGCTCATAGTCTATATAGTGGCGCGGATCATTGGCGTGCATCGACCAGAGCGACTCGACCTGGTCGGCGAATTCTCCCGCCCACTCCCTTTCCTGTCCGAGGAAAAACCAGTTCGGCTTTGAAGAAAGCCGCCAGCCGCCGCCAATGGCGCTGTCCACGAGCTTCTGCACGCCGGACGAAGCCCAGCCGTCGTTGCGCACCAGATCGTGGACGCGCGAGGAAATGCGCTCGCGTTCCAGACTGTTCGCGCTGTCTGCGCTTTCAAGGCGCGGCAGCCAGGCGGCGATCGACGGGTCGGTCAGCGACGCCGCCGTATAGGCGGAGAGCGAGCCGCCATAAGGCGCCACCGAAGCCGCTGCCCGCATGGGCCGGCCGGTATGGTCGAGGATTGCAGACTCGCGGCGCTTCATCCGAAAAACACCTTGATCGAGCGGGACCGGCGGCCGAGCTGCACCTCGAGCTCAGCGATATAGGAATCGAGCCGCGTCACATCGGTCTGGGCGTATTTCACGCTCTCGCCGTCCGCCGTACGGATCTCGGCTTCCATCTCCCCGGTGAGAAGGCGGTGCCGCGCATCGCGCGCCTCCGCCAGCCGTTCCGCGACTGTCGCCATGGCAGGCCTCCCCGGTCTTGAAAATCAGGCGCACGGCGTGCGCCGGGATCAGGAATTCAGGTTCCGCGCCATGCGCTCGACCATGGCGAGAAATTGCTCGCGGGCATCCTTGGTTTTCTGGTCGTCGGCTGGGTTCACATTCCAGAGCCGCCCGAGATCGCGCTGCAGCTCTTCCGGCGCCTCCATGCGATCCGCCGCGAGCTGCTTCCACTTGTCATGGCCGTAGTGATCGAGCCGCAGGTGATAGGCCATCGCGCGCGCAATGACCCAGATGTCGAGCTGCTCGTTCGGCTGATCCTTGGGCTTCACCCAGGCGCGGCGCGAGTGACCGGATTTCAGTTCCTTCAGCACCAGCGATTCCGCCGTGAGCTGCTTGAAGAAGCTCTCGTCGCAGGCCTCCGGGAAGTGCCCGGAGCCGAGCGGCAGGAAGCCGCTATCGTCCGGCCCGGCAATCGTCTTGCGCAGGCTCCCGTAAAGCTCGCTCTTCGCCGTGAAGGTGCCGATCGGCCAGAGCATGGCACCGTTCTTCTGCGCCTTGCCGCTCACCGTCACATCGACGCGCTTCGGCGTACCGAGAATCGGCACATTCCAGCCGTCGCGGCCGTCCGTCGCCAGCACATGCGGGCGCGAACGTGCGTAGTTGTAGACGCGCTGCGATTTGTAGCCGCTATCGACGCCGCAGGCTTCGATGCCATGCGCCCGTCCGAAGACATCCTCGTATTTCCGCGCGCGGATCGTATCGAGCGCGCGCCACGGTCCGTCCGAATCCGGATCGCCCTCGATGATGCCGAAGTCGACCAGCCAGTAGGAAAGCCCGACGCCCCAGGCATAGACCGCCCATTCGAGGCGGTTGACCTGCACGTCGCAGCCCATGGTGAGCACGAGGCCGCCCAGCGGGATCGTCTGCAGCCGGTAGGGCAGCACTGCTTTCAGCAGCTTCGCATGATCGGGCGCTTCGCCCTTTTCGACATGCGCCTCGCCCAGCACCTGCTGCGAGAACACCTTTTCGCGGAGCGGCTTGCCCTTCGCTTTCAGATGCGCCGAAAGCGTGTCTTCCCAGCCGACGAAGGGCGAATAGGCTTGCCAGATATGGAAACCCGGCTGCCGTCCCTTCGCGAGCCGCCCGCGCCAGCGCACGAGATCCGCCGCCTCGAAGAAGTCCGCCGGTGCCGGATTGTCTTCCTCTTCGTCGCGGTAGCACTTGATCCAGTGGCCGCGCGCCACCATCGCCGTCTTCTCGGCATGCTCGATGACGCAGCCATGCGCCGCGCAGACGAAATAGCAGCCCTTTGCGCCGCCATCGGGCCCCGGCTTCAAATTCTCGAATTTCAGCACCTGGAAGGCGCCGCAAGAGGGGCAAGGCACGAAATAGCGGCGCTGATCCGAGGCGAGATAGTAATCGGTGATGCGGCATTCGCCGTCGAGGCCCGGCGTTGAGGACCAGAGCCGCTTCACGCCACGCCGCGACCAGGCCTTGGTGCGCGCGATTGCCTGTTCGAGCGGGTCGCCACGGCCGTCGACATCGAGCGGCCATTCGGAGATCTCGTCGCCCCAGACGCGGCGGACCGAAATCATCTGCAGGCCCTTTGCGGAATTCGCGCCCGTGATCTGCGCGAAGCCGCCGCGGAACCTCTTGAAGGACGAAGTCGAGCCGTTCTCGTCCCGGCTCTTCTGCTCGGCCACCTTGTGCCGAAGTGCCGGCGTCGCATCGATCGCCGGCTGCAGCTTCGTCTTGACGAACTTCTTGCCTTCGTCGAGCGAGGGCAGGACGATCAGCATCGGCGCCGGGTCTTCATCCGCCGTGTAGCCGAAGAAGTTTTCCCCGATCGAGGT